TGTTCTTAGTGAGATTGATAGAAAGATGAAGATGTTTGATAGTTGGTTCTACCAAACCTACATGAAAGTAGTAATGTTTGGTAAGAAGATGAAAACTATCTGGAGTATTGGTACTCACGTAAGAAATATCATAGGTAACTCTTCATTTATGTTAATGAATGGTCACTTAGATGGTAAAAAGTTATATGATTCTGCTAGAGTAGCTATACAAGCTATATCAACCTTTAAAGACTTAGAGATGAAGGAGCTTTACGCTAGGTTAGTTGAGCTTGGTGTTGTAAGTTCTTCTGCTTCTCTAGAGGAAATAAGAGGTATAGCAAAAGACTTATCTAAGGTAGATTTCGATGTAGATACTTTCTTTGCAGAAAAATCTAGTGCAGAAATGGATAACCTGTTATCTAAACTAGATAAAACCCTTACTGCAGCTTATCAGGCTGAGGATGATGTCTTCAAGATATTTGGATTCCTTAGTGAGAAAGAGAAATATATGAAGGCAGGTCTTTCTGAAAATGAGGCAGAGCTAGTGGCTGCAGAAAACGTCAGAAATACTTATCCTAACTATAACGAGATACCTAGAATAATAAGATTTATTGGTAGGTCTCCTTTTGTTGGTACTTTCGTGGCGTTCCAAGCTGAATCTATCAGGTGTGCTAAGAATTCTGTAATGTTAGCCTTTAAAGAAATGGGTAGTGGTAATCCAGAATTAAAGTCAATGGGTGCTAGTAGACTAGCTTCATCAATAGCTACAATAACCCTTGTAGAATCTTTACAGCTTATGATAGCTAAAATGTTACTTGGTGCTGGTGATGATGAAGAGGTTGAAAAAAGATACCTTAGAGCCCTACAACCTGACTGGGATCAGACAGGGTTTATTATACCTAAAGGTAGTGGTATAGATGAAGAGGGTAGACCATATGTTGACTACATGAACATGTCTAAGATGTCTGGTGTAGGTTACCTTAGAGATATGATAAGGATAGCTATAAAAGGTGTTGATAGCAAAGATGGTAAAGAGTCTTTAGTTAGAATATTAGAGACAATGTATAAACCATTCTTGTCAGAGGAGATGACTCTTAACGCTATCCAGGAAGCTAGAGATAATGAATTTGAAAGAATTTATAACAGAGAGGCTCCATGGTACGACTCAGTAACTGCTTGCATTGAGTATGTAGGTAAGAAATTAGCTCCATCAACTGCAATACAAGGTTTAAAGATAGCTGACTCTTTTGATCCTGAGAAAAGAAGGGTGTTGTCATATGAAATATCTGCACTACTTGGTTTCAGAATGAGTAGAATATACTCAGATAGATCGGTTCAGTTTAAGTTATCTGACCAGTACAATAAGATTAAATCTAGAGCTAAAGGGAATAAAGTTTTTCATGAGGAAGGTGTTAACTTACCACTAATAAATAGAGAGGCTTTTAACCTTTATGATCAGAAAGAATTAAATGATAGATTAAACAAGCTTAGTTCATTATACGATCCTCACTTAGATGGTTTTGTTAACCAGATGGCTGTATTGGTCGCTGCTGCAAGAGCTCATCACGTAACTCTTAATGAGAGTAGAGAAATTTTAATAAACAAACTTAAAGTTCCTAACCACTTAGTAGACCATGTTATAAATAGAGTGTGGAGGGATCATGGTAAGGTTTTAAGATTACCGATTGGAGATACTTATAAATAATATTTTATTATACATATTATTATAAATAATATTATTACATTTGTTGTAACTTTTCTAAAGCACCGTTCTGGTGCGTGATTCATATTCATTTAGATTGGTTTTTTGGTTAATTAATTAAGGAGGGGTGGTTCCCTCCTTTTTTTTTATTATCTTGCTTGTATGGAAATAGGTATTCAATTAGTTAACGGAGTTGTATTTGGGTTTAGATTGTTTGCTCCAACAGAATCTATGCCATACAACGAACTCCAGCTATTTACTGGAGTTATATGCTTCTATGTTATTTGGGATTAGTCCTCTTTACCTTCGCCCTGCTCACCTTCTTTTTCCTCTGAATCTATAATCCAGGACTCAAAAAGATTATCTTTTGACTCGTCTGATTTTTTTAAAGCTTCTATTAAAGCTTCGTCTCTCTCGTTCATGTAATTTATCGCTTCCTAAAAGAACCCCGACCTAAGATGGTATCGACTGTAGCATCGACCTCCTTTTGATTTGATGGGACATATACATCTAATTTCTGACCTGTATCATGCAGGTGTTTTAAAAACAGCTTGAATCGCATCTTAAACTCAGGGGTTCTTATTCCTTTAGTTTCTATTATAAAACCTTTCTCTAAATTAATGAAGTCTGGTGTGTAAGATATGTTTCTTATATTACCAGGCTTCTCTTTAAATGTTGTTTTACCTTTTGTTTTACCTTTATCCATAAGAAGACCTTCAAACTTGAATTTTTCTACAAGCTCAAAGGTCTTTCCTTCATATTCGTGGGGGATTTTCGCTTTTTTTAAGGCTCTGTAGCAGTAAAGCTCTAAGCCAGAGGCAAATGTGATTCCATCTGCAACATGTTTCTTAGCTTTAGTTATCTGCTTTCCTTTTCTTCTCTTGAATCGCATAAAACTAAGGTACGAAAATAATTATTTCTTACCCCTGTTTCTTGCACGATTTTTAGATTGTCTCTCTAAAGTTAACTTTCCTTTTTTAGTATGTGAAGCATCCTTTTTATCACCTTTCTTACCCTTCTTTCTATTGAAAAGGTTAAGCTTAACACGATATTTTTTTCTCTCTTCTGACGATGAGTATTTTTTATCGTAAGCTTTTTTCTTTTTCCTAGACTTAGAGTTTTTAGCGTAATGCTTAGAACTTTTGCTAGTACCCTTGATTTTTCCAGCTAACTTATTTCTTGCCATGCCATTATATTATAGCACGCAATATACGAATTATTTCTCTTCTTTAGGTTGTTCTACCATGCCAAAGATATACTTAGCTATTTTTTCTGCGTTCTCTAAAAGAGATTTAGCATTTTTACTTGTTGTCATTGATGATGCAATCTCTATTGATTTAGCTCTCATCTCACAGTCAAATTTCATTAGTCGAATTCTTTGATCTGAATCTTTTTGTTGCTTGTTCATGTTTAAAATTTAATTATTGTTAACTTACTAATATCAATATAAAACAGGAGTTCTCTGTCCCATATAGATCCTGGTCGTGGGTTTTTCATACCACCCCACTCAACTGTGGCTTCTGTTATTTTTCTTAACCAAATGTAACCAATTCCATCTAAGAATCTCCACGCTATACATAAAGGTAAATTCTTTTGAAGAGCTTCTTTTTGGCAGTGTTGCACCTTCCTTACTGAAGTCCTAACCCTTTGTATGTCTATCATATTAAGACTCATGGTTTTAATCTCACATAAAGACACAACCTTCATAGTTTTGTTATCTATAATCTCAGCGTCTACTGGAGCGTATTTATCTAACTGGTTAAAGGTTAAGTCTTTACCTTCAAGAAGGATGCGAAGAGTTTCAGCTTCTCTCTCTCTATCCTCTTGACTTTCAAATCTAGGTTCTAGTCTCATTCTTATTGCTCAAAGTCCATTCGTAATGGAATGGTGTTTCACCATCTTCGTATGGCTCAGCAGACTTAATAGTCTCGCTCATTCTTTTATTAATATCATCCATATGTACTTGAAGAAGAATAAGGTATCCTGTAAGATCCATGAGATCATTCTCACTCATATATGTTTCTTTACTCTTAATACGATTTAACTTATCGTTTATACGAGACTGAATAGCATACATAGGATCAACATTAAACAATACTCCCTTGTTAAATACTGAGTTACCATAAGATTTATTCTTCTCTAAAAGAAGATCCTTAATCTCATCACACTTTTTTCTTATTTCTTCCTGCATTTTTCTTTACTTTAGATTCGATAGCCTTTTTCTTAGCGTTGTTATACTTGCGTTTATTCGATACTTGATCTTTAGAAACCTTTGCACTACGTTTAGATTTATATTTCTTTTTTTCGCCATCTGTAGCACGCTTTTGATTATCCCTTTCATGTTCTTTAATCTGTTTATTATACTTAATCATACTCCATGATGCGTACAATCCTATTGCACAAATCACTACTAAAACTACTTCAATCATTACTTTAAAATTTAGTTACTATTATTTTTTGATTTTTTAATTATTTTAATTTGAACCTTTTCTAAATTACAATCTTCTATAATCATACTAAATTGTGTCATCACCTCTAATATAGATTTATCTCTAAACCTTATAGTTTCTCCTTTATCTCTGTCTGTCAATACTCCTTGATACATATCTTCTTTAGTAAACATCTTGAGACATGCATAAATAATCTGCATCCTCTATTTTATCTATCTTTATTTCTATCTCACTTGTAGATTTATGTTTTAGTCTTAACTTTTTCATAAAGTACTCCACTTGTTCTAACTTCTCAGGCTCTATCTCCCTTACACACGTCCTGTGACTTGCCTGCTTCCAGACTTTTGATCGTTTCTCTACACCCTTTACGTACCGTATCGTTCTCCATCTGTAGTATATTGTTGCATGGTATATCTTTTTTTTCATTACTCAGTATTGTTAAGAGAAGGTCTATATTGTTCTCTATAGAATTAAATGTACTATTTATTTTGTTACCTTCAGTCATGTTAAAAAGAGTTTTGTGGTTGCGATGATATAAATTTTTGAGTGTAATCCTGTGGATCTATGAACTTCGTGTACTCTTTCTTAAACCTTAGAGGTAACGTTCCAGTACCAATATTCCTTCCTTTAGCAAATATAAGGTCTACCAATCCTTCAGTTGATTGTCCACTATCATCAGTTAAAATGCCATAGTATTCAGGTCTGTACACCAACATAACAATGTCTGATGCTTGCTCAATCTCTCCACTCTCTCTAAGATCAGATAGACTAGGTCTACAACCTTCTTTTCTTTCTACTGCCCTACTAAGTTGAGATAAAGCTATAACTGTTATATTAAGTTCCTTAGCTAAGTTTTTAAGTTCACGAGCCACCAAAGCTACCTCTTGTTCTCTAGAATGACCACTACCCTTAACGAGTTGTAGGTAGTCAACCAATACAAACTTAACTTCTTTAGTTATAACGTACTGCCTTATCTTATTAAGGAGGTATCTAAGTGATGAGTCTTTGCACTCATCTATAAATAAGGTTACACCCTCAAGCTTACCTATAGCCCTGTCAACTCTCTTTAATTCTTCAGCCTCTAAAGAACCCTTCATTATATACCTATTGTTTACCTCACTCTCTAAGGATACAAGTCTTTGTAGTAGTTGAGTGTCCCCCATCTCGTAAGAAAATACTGCTGTAGGTATGCCAACCTTAGCACAATTATAACAGAAGGCTAAACCTAGCGATGTCTTCCCCATAGATGAAGCACCACCTATAACTATAAAGTCTGTTTCTTGCCAACCACCAGTAAATTTATCTACAGATTGAAAGCCTGTAGGTAATCCAATCATGTCATCAGAGTTCATTCTCCTCTGTATATCGTCATGCAACACCTTTAATTGTTTCTTTATATCAGGTATGTCACTACCTCTAATATCAGAGATAGCCTTCATTTGCTCATCTACAAAGTCTATAACATCAAATAGGTCATCACCATTATCTATCTTTTTACTGGTATGTTCAGCAAGTTTTTTTAATCTTATCTTCTTATCTTCTTGAGATAGATACAAGACCATATTTTTAGTAATGTAAGCGTAATGATCTAAGTTCATACACTCAGCAACCCTTAAGTCAACTAGGGGATCTTTAATAGCAGAAGATATAATAATCATATCAGCTTTCTCCCCCTTATCTAACTTCTCAGATACTACCCTATATATTTTTCTATTTAAGGGATCAGAGAATATCTCCTCAGACATAAGACTATGACAATCGTAGTAATCTTTAGGGTTAGACATAATCTTACCGATAAGCCTCATCTCCATCTCCATGTTATCTTTCATCTGTAATGTAATTTGGCTTCACGTACCTGTTAATTTTTTTCTTATCACGAGTAATAATCTCATCCTCCCAACACCTCTGATTAATCCAAGTTGATGGAAATTTTCTGTACGCTTTATCAGGTGTTGAATCAACGTAAGCCTTTACTCCTTTTATCGCTTTACCCATATCCTCTAACGTAAGTTGCATAAAAGATGCTCTAGCTTTGTTTACTGAAACTCTTTTATCGTATAAGCCCCAAAACATTTCAAAAGCTTTTTCTTTTCTTTCGTTTTGGTTAATTGATTTTTCTGAGCTAAACCTCATGTCCGAAATCTTCATGTGACGAACTATGTTATTGAAAACACATTGAGCCTCCATCTCGTTATTATATATAGACCAAGTTAAATCTCCAAATACTATCTTTTGTCCATCTAGAGTGATGTAACCAATCTTACTTGTGTCTATTATGTCTTTATCAGATACTCTTAATATCATGGTTTTTTGGTTTTAAAAAATAGGCTCATAGGTTTTATTCTGAAGTATCTCACGCAGTAGCTATGATTATTAGAGTTTAACTGCCATCACTCATGCCTACCTTAATTTTACAATCTAAAATGGAAGATCATCATCAGCAGTTGCTTTCGCCTTTTTAGTATTCTTTTCTTCAGGCTTCCAAGTGTCTACCTCGATGTAGTGAGTCTTTCCATACTCATCAGCACCATCTCTTTTCTTAGCCATTTTAAGCTTGATGTATTTCTCACCATTGTATTCGAACATGTGTTCACCAGCATCTTTACCTAACTTAGTTAAGTTTAAAGAGAATTGTACCATGTCTCCATCGAATTTCTCAGTTCCGTTTCCTACGTAAATTTTTTCAGATTTACTCATAATTTTTGTGTTTAAAATAATTAATAAATGCATCCCATTCGGTTAATTCTAAATACTTTGCAATTCTTTTAACGTGTTTAACTTTAAACTCGTTAGGTTTTTTCAAGTATTTTAATAGGGTTGGTCTGCTTAACCCTAGTCTTTCTGCGAGCCACCTGTCGCTAATTTCATTTTTATCTAACAATTCTTTTAAGGTCATAGAGTTTCCATTATTAAGTGTTCCTCTACTACTGCTTCGTTATCTATAAAAAACCTCTTATAAGTATCCAATAGGTACTTATACTCTTGCCTACCTCTCTCAATAAACTCATCACCAGCATAGAATATAGACACGTTATAAGGTCTCTCTTTCTCCTGAGTTATGAATACAAACTCATCACACCCAAAGCCATCCATATAAAATGCTGACTGCCTATCATAACCGTACTTCTTACACGAGTTAGAAAAACCATAAAAGCTACCATCTCCTGTAGTCTTTAAGTCTATAAGGGTTGTGCCATTTTTATAGTCAGCCTTACCCTTGCAGAATACATCAGTATCATCATCCTTCCAAGCGTTTGCTATCTCCCTCTCTCCTTCCTTCTGCAACAGGTCGTTAACCTCACTATGAGAGAACAATACATCCTGCATGTACATAATCTTATCGTACTCTTTCTGTAAAATTATAGTAGGTGCATCTAAGTTGTTAGCCTTAAACTCTTTATATCCTTTGGTAGTTCTTGTAGCTGAATTAAACACCTTAACCTTCTGCATAAACTCGTTAGGCTCTAGCATGGCTACGTGATAAGCCCTACCAAATATCATAGGAAGGGTTTCTTTCCTTAGTTCTGGATGATCCCTCATCATCTTGTAAGTCCTAACATCCTGTTTTATTAACCCTAACTGAGAGTTCGTTACAAACTCGTAATCAGAATAATAAAAAGAGTCATCGACTAACTTCTTTATAAAACTATCTAAACTCATTACACTAAAGTTTTAGATAATTTAAGGACTTTGTTAAGGTTGTCTTGTTGAGTCTTAGTCATAGTGTATCCAGCCATCTTTTGCTCTACTACACTACCCTTACCATCCTCTATAGCCTTCATCATACCCTTATACTGAGCATCAGTGAGCTTAGGCTTAGATGTAGATTTCTTAGATACGTTAGGAGTACCTTTTACTGCACCATTGCCATCATCATCACCTGTGACTACGCCAACCACTGATGCCAAAGCGTATCTTCTCGCATATGATATAGCAGAGCCAACACCATGAGCATCTTCCTTAGATGGAATGTACATAGTAGATGACATATATTCTCCACTAGAATGTGATAAAATTGTTGTTAAACCACCTACATCGGTAGGCATTTGAATGATTGCTAATTCGTTTTCAGCTAATAGCTTACGAACAGAATCCCACACTGCACCAAGATCGGCATAGCTTGATTTGAAAAAAGGGTTCTTTGAGTTTTCTTTAGCAGGTCTTAATTGAGCCTGCACTTTTGATAAGGCAAGGGTTAACTTGCCAATAGTTTCTGACTTCTCCATGTTTTTTGGTCTTTTAATTAAATTAACTTTCTGTCGGTAAAAGTAGTAAAATTTTTTTAATATACTACTACAAGTGGTAAAATTTTTTTACAACACACCAACTATACTATAATCTATATCTTCTGGCATTATTTCATCTAAAGCGTCACCCATTCCACACACTAGTTCGTCCATTTCTACCTCGTTATTCACAACCATTAGAACGCTTATACCTGAGTATGTTGGCATCATAAGGGTGTTACATAGATTCATGTAGGGGTGGTAGTTTACCTCAGTTATAGCTAAGCTATCGGTTTCACTAAAGTATATGTAGCGTAAGCCATGTATCCTAAGTGCCTTCTCTAACCTCCTCATATTAGGATGTTTAGAAGGTTTTATACTTTTATTTAGTTTGTGACTTATCCCCATTTCTTTTAATAAGGAGATTAGTATTTCGTTCTCGTATTGCATAAACTTTATTTAAGAAATCTATAATTGAGTAGTCTTCATCTAGTAGTTTTTTCAAATCATGTACATCAAATTTATCTACAGACTTTACAATATAATGAATTCTTCTCTCGTTTAAGGTCTTTGAATCTGAAAATAATTTAGAATTAACAAAGTCTTCTGAAAGATTTTCTATATTATCGTTTATATAATTCAAGTATTTCCTTTTGATTTTAGCGTAATAAACATACTCTGTGCAACAAGAGACATTACCTGTTCTTGTCCATAACTCATCCACATTAATTGTCTTTACTTGTTTGTCCATCTTCCTTCTCCTTTAGTGTCGTTTCTAATTCTTTTACTTTGTTCTCAAGATCTTTTATGGTCTTTATATAAAACCTCATCTGTTCAGTAACTCTTTGCATATCTATTTCCATTTCACTTTC